CATCTTCTCCATCTACAGTATGGATGGAAGGTTCCATCACGGCATTCGGTGGTACAACACTTACAATCAACGTTGATAATATATCAGCTACTGGTGGTAATCGTACTGGATGGGACATCAACTTAATAGGTCCAATTGGTTCAAGCGGTGCAACCGGTTTTACTGGTTCGACTGGTGCTACAGGAACTCAAGGTGCAAGCGGTAGCACAGGTCCAATTGGAGCAACAGGCTCTACAGGTGCTACAGGTTTTGCAGGTACTACCGGATCAACTGGCGCGCAAGGTGCATCAGGTTCCACAGGATTGACGGGAAGTACTGGTGCAACAGGTTTCCAAGGTGCTAGTGGTAGTACAGGTTTAACCGGTACAACAGGACCACAAGGTAACATTGGTGCCACAGGTTATACCGGATCTACAGGTTATGACGGTCCTGTAGGTGCGACTGGTGTCTACGGTGCAACAGGATCTACAGGTGCCTCAGGTGCAACAGGTACTCAAGGAGCTTCAGGTTTACAAGGTGCAAGCGGTGCATCAGGTGCAACTGGTGTACAAGGTTCATCAGGTGCTACAGGTTATCAAGGAGCTAGTGGAGCATCAGGTGCAAGTGGTGCTACTGGTACTCAAGGAGCATCCGGTTCAACTGGACCAATGGGTATATTAACTCCATGGAAAACAATTACAGGCGCAACACAACTATTAAACGGCGATCAGATCATAGCTAAGACAACCGCTGGATCATTTGCGGTTGCTTTACCACCATCACCAACAATGGGTAATATCCTTATCATACAAGACGGTGATAACTTTAGAACACGCCCATTAACCATATTAGCAAATGGTTCCACAATAAAAGGACAAACACAAGATCTTATTGCAGATGTATATGATGCATTACTATACCTAATATATGATGGAAATACATGGCAAATAGCATCAACTATTGGTGCGATCGGTGCAACAGGAGCATCTGGTCCTAGTTCTCCTGGAGCCACTGGTGCAACTGGGGCATCTGGAATTAATGGAGCATCAGGCGCTAGTGGTGCAACTGGTGCATCTGGAATTAATGGAGCTAGTGGTGCAAGCGGAGCAACCGGTTCAGTTAACACTACATCATCATATAACTTCACAGCATTACAAACGTTTGCTGCAACTGGTGCAGTAACATTTGGTGTTAAGAATGGTAATAACATAGTTGACTATACATTTATCAGCCCATCTGCTCCAGCTGCAACTGTTAACTTTGATACCCAGTTATACAAAACATGGTATTCTACAACAGCTGCCGCAGCTACATGGATTACTAACTTTAGAGGCAATTCTACCACATCATTAAATTCATTAATGGCAGTAGGTGATACATTAACCGTATCATTACTTAGTACAAACACACTCACAACAACTTATACTAATACAGTTACTATTGATGGTACAGGCACTGGTGTTACAACTAAGTGGAGTAAGCTCACCTATGCTACTGGTGGTCTCGGAGCTGTGACTAGTATTACTACAACTGGAGCGCCAACCGCAGGTAATGTTGGCATCGATAAGTACGAATATACTATAATTAAGACTAGTGCTGCTCCTACTTATACAGTACTAGCTAGACAACAGGCTCATAACTAATGCCAGCAGTTACAAGAGTTACTGATATATGTTCAGGTCATGGATGTTTTCCTCCAAGACATGCTGTTGACGGTAGCCATAACGTATTCGTTAACGGATTAGGAGTGGTACGTAAAGATGATCCATGGGAAACCCATTGCTGTACGATCATTTGTCACGATGGTGTATCAAAGACAGTGTCATCAAAAGTATTTGTAAACGGTAAAGGTGTAACACGTATAGGTGATGAGATCTCGTGTGGGTCTGTCTCTGCGCAAGGTTCACATAATGTATTTTTTGGATAGTGAGTATAAATAACATATGGCTATTAATTTAAGTTCAATCAATTCAGCAGCATTAGCTGGAGCAATCGGAGCAACTGGAGCTACCGGTTCTACTGGTCCTATTGGAGCGACTGGTGCTTCAGGTTTTCAAGGTGCAAGCGGTGCATCAGGTTCCACTGGTCCGTCAGGTTCAACAGGCCCAATTGGTGCGACTGGACCAAATCAAGTAGGTGCAACCGGTGTACAAGGATCAACAGGTTTACCTGGTAAAGATGGAGCAACTGGTATAGGTTATACTGTTTTAACTTCAGCATCATCTCAGTCTATAAGCACTGGTTCTAAGACGTTTACAGTTAACTTAGATACATCGCAATCTGCATTTGCTGTTGGTGGTAGAGTTAGGGTTTATAGTAATGCAAACCCTACAAATTTTATGGAAGGTGCTATAACTTCATATGTAACTACTACGATGGTTATTAACTTTGATTTTACTGGTGGAGCTGGAACAGCTTTATCTGATTGGAGAATTACCACAGCAGGTAACCCAGGAGCTACTGGTCCAAAATTAGTTGGAACTATTAGTACAGCTGCGCCGTTATCAACTCAAGGTGTACTTAACGATATTTGGTTTAGATACTAATGGCACGAAGCACAAGAACATTTTCTGATATCGACCTAAACTTTGGGATGCATCCTGTCACGCATGATGTTGTCCTTAAGTATGATGATCAAGCTATTAAGGCTTCTGTAAGGAACCTTGTGCTCACACAAAACTACGAGAGACCATTCCATTCTGAGATTGGTTCTCAGATAAGAGGTTTGCTGTTTGAGAACGCAACGCCTATGCTAGATATCATGCTCAAGAGAGCTATCACAGATACTATCGTTAACTTTGAACCAAGAGTTAAGCTTAACGATGTAGTAGTAACAGTATCACCTGATAACTATGAAGTCTATGTGTCGATATACTTTACTATAATAAACACAACTCGACCACAGCAGGTTGATTTAATTCTTACGAGATCACGATAATGGCTACAAACAAAAACATAACAACATCTGAGTTGGACTTTGATGCGATTAAGGCAAACTTAAAAACATTCTTACAGGGTCAAGATACATTTAAAGACTATGACTTTGAGGGTGCCGGTTTATCCGTGTTGCTTGACTTACTTGCATACAATACCCATTACAACGCTCTATATACAAACTTAGCTGTCAATGAATCTTTCTTGGATTCTGCCAGCAAACGATCAAGCGTCGTTTCAAGGGCTAAAGAAATCGGGTACGTTCCTCATTCAGCTACAGCTGCAACAGCAACTGTAACTATCGTTGTTAGTAGCACGACTACAACCCCTGCAGTATTATCTTTACCAGCATATAGTGCATTCTCTACTACTATCGACGGTACAAACTATACATTCTATAATACAGAAGCTGTACAAACATCATTAGTTAATGGTAAGTATACGTTTGCAAATATACAAATACGTGAAGGTACTCCATTATCGATGCAATATGTGGTAGCACCCGGCACAGTATACACTATCCCAAATGCCGATGTAGACTTAACAACTCTTAACGTTCGCGTACAAGATAACTCTACGTCTGCTACATACAATTCATGGATCAACCAAGAAGATATCCTAAACCTTGATGGCACATCACAAGTATACTTCATCAAAGAGATAGAAGGTAAACTCTATGAGTTAGAGTTTGGCAATGATGTGATCGGTAAAGCTTTAGTTAACGGCAACATAGTAAACATGTCTTATATGGTTACTAACAAAGCTGCTGCAAACGGCGCAAGGGTATTTAACTATACAGGTTCAACTCTATTAGGTGGAGTTGTATCAGTAACAACCCTAACACCTGCAGTATTAGGAGCTGAGATCGAGTCTATCGATTCAATCAGATACAATGCTCCAAGAGCTTACTCATCACAAAACAGAGCGGTAACTGTTGAAGACTATAAGGCACTTATCTATCGTACTTATCCAGAAGCAGAGAGCGTTAATGTATGGGGTGGAGAAGACAATGTTCCTCCACAATATGGTCGCGTATTCTTGTCTATCAAGCCTACCACAACAGATGTATTGACTACTGAACAAAAGTCTTTCATCATAAACCAACTATTAAAACAAAAGAACGTTGTATCAATTACTCCAGTTATAGTTGATCCAGAGTATATTAGACTTGAGATCAATACTACTGCATACTATAACCCTCGTTTAACTGGTATGTCAGAGTCTGAACTACAAACATTGGTTCATCAAACTATTACTGACTATAATACTCAAAACTTACAGTCATTTAGTGGTGTATTTAGACAATCAAACCTATCATCTAAGATCGATGCTACAGAAGCTTCAATAGTTAGTAATATCACTACATTAAAACTTCATAGGGAAGTAGAAGTTAAGTATAATTCTAGTGCAAACTATACTGTATATCTTGGCAACCCGATCTATGATTCAGGTGTAGGTGAAAACTCAATAACATCAACAGGTTTTTATATACAAGGTAATACAAACTTAATGTACCTTGAAGATAGCCCAACATCTTTAACGACAGGCGTTTTAAAGATGTACTACTATGATATCGATGTTAAGACATACTATAGAACATTTGGCTCTGTAGATTATACTATGGGAACAATAATTATGGACTCACTTGAGATTACTGGTGTAGACCAAACAAACGGCGGCATATTTGAACTAATCATTAAACCACAATCAAACGATGTGGTATCTGTACGTAATCAGTTAGTAACTATACCAGATGATATGATTAATGTTACCATGGTACTTGATAAGGTTTCAGTTGGTGATCCAGCTGGAGGAGCTAACTATAAATTCACCTCAAGTAGAAACTAATGTCAATTGATTTAAAATCAGTAGTATCTAAACAGATCCCAGAATTTGCAAGGGAAGACTATCCTCTATTCGTTGCATTCATAGAAGCATACTATGAATACTTAGATCAAACAGAACAGCGTAACATAACTGAATTAAGGGACATCGATAAGACGCTTGATTCATTCATACAGTACTTTAAGAACGAACTTGACATCTTTGGTGGCACATATAGTAATATCGATGAAAGACTTTTCCTTAGAAAAGTTAAGGAAGTATTATTAGCAAAAGGTGGAGAAGCTTCATATAAGTTTTTATTTAAACTCTTATATGGTAAGACGGCTTCTGTATCTTATCCATGGGATCAAGTGCTTAAAGCATCTGATGGTAAATGGCAACAAGATATGTCGATCTTTGTTAACGTTACAAACGGAGATCCAAACACATTACCCGGAAATCGTATTACTGTCTTAGGTGTAAACCAAAGGATTAAGGTATTTGTTAACAAGGTAGTTTACCGAGAAGATAATGTATGGGAAGTATTCATCGATCGGTACTATTATGGAAAGATCGAAGTAGGTTATAGTATAGAGTTTGGCTCTGTTGCTGGTACCATATTGCCCACAACTGTATCGTATTCTGTTGAGTTACCTGGTACTGGATTTAAAGTTGGTCAAATCATTACTGGTACAACAGTATCTCAAGGCAAGTTCATAACACAAAGACTTAAAGTGACTAAGATTGATCCAGATCCAACAAACCCTTTGGTCGGAGGATTAGTTAACTTTGTTACGCTTGACTTTGGATATGGGTATGATTCAGACTTCTTTTTATTCCAAGCAAGCGGCACTACAGTAGGAAACTCTAGCATTAGTATTGGCAGAAGAGAAGGAGCATCTGGAGCATTTACTCAACAATACTCAATCGCAAATGATACAAAGATAGACAGCTATGCTGACTATGGTTATATCTTAACACCAGATTATGCAGTACTTGAGTATACTGATCCAACTTATGCTGCAACATACCTACAACAGTTCTATCAGCAATCTATCAATGAACAAGGATCACACCCAAACTATGTGTTAATTAAGTTTAACATAGGTGCAGTAGCTAAGTATCAAGGCCATTATAATACAAACGATGGGTTCCTTGATGATGACATGTACATCCAAGACAGTTATAGGTATCAAAAGTATTCATACTTGATTACAGTGGATGAGAAGCTTGATAACTTTAAGTCACTCATTAAGTCATACTTACATCCTGCGGGAACTGCTTTGTTTGCCGAGTATCAGATCCAAAATGAGTTTAATCCTGCTACCACTGCTATACAAGAATTAGAGCAATGGATATCTAAAGCCACATTTACTACTATAAATAAGACTATAACTAATGATAACGTAATCCTTACAGATTCAGGCGGTAGATCTTCTACAGATCCATATGCTGGACAAGATTACACACTACCAGATCAACAATTTAATCCACCGGTATCAGCGCCGTTTACAGGATAATAGGAGCAAAAATGTTAAAATCAAGCGTAACATTAACAGGTCGTCTGTTAATACAAAAGTTCGAAGCGGACGGCACTCTAGTATATCAAACTGAGGTTCCAAACCTAGTTGTAACTGCTGGTAAAGAGTTCTTGGCCTCTCGTATGATTGGCACTACATATGATGCTATGGGTTACATGAGCATTGGTGATGACTCTTCTGTTAGCGCATTAGTTAATACATCATTGGTTAATGAAGTACAACGTGTAGCATGTTCATCAACTACAGCAACCGGAACAAATACAACATTTACAGCTTTATTCCCAGCTGACTCTTCTACACACTCTATCCGTGAAGCTGGTATCTTTAATAAAGGTGCTTCATCAGTCATAACATTTGATTCAGTTAATGCTGTTGATTCATCAACCCATGTCATAACATATGCAAGTCATGGTTTTAATACTGGTGATAAGGTAACTTATACAAATGGCGGAGGTACATCTGTAGTTAACTTAACAACAGGTAACTCCTACTATGTTATTAAGACTGGTACTAATACATTCAAGTTAGCTGCATCATACGTTGATGCAACAGCAGGTTCTCCAGTAGCTATAGCTATCACTGATGGTGTAGGAACAAATCATAAGTTAGCTTATGGTACTATGTTGGCTAGAACAACATTCCCAGTTATAACAAAAACAGGTACACAAGCAATCTCAATTTCATGGGTAGTATCCGTAGGATAATTAAATGACAACTACATCGTATTCAGTATTTAAACAGAAGTTTAAGAAGACGATAGCTGATGCTATCTACAATGAAGTAATCTCTAAGACATCTACTTACTATCATTGGTTTGGTAAAGAAAATCCATGGACAGATTTTCTAAGCCCATTTATACCGTCTTCAACTGGTGATTATCCAGGTCAACCTTCTGATAACTTTAGATACGAACTACATGTACGTAGAGATATCCTTACAGCAAAGAAGATTAAACCATCTGACGTATCATATGTAGTTAAACGTATTGATTGGACGTATAACACTGTCTATGACATGTATGATGATGCATACTCAACTACTTCTAGTAATGGTGCAAACGTAGTAGGTTATTATGGTGCAGTTAGATTAGAAGATTCATTATTTTATGTTATAACGTCAGATTACAACGTATATAAATGTCTTGACAACAACAATAATGCTAAGTCCACAGTAATGCCTGTTGGCACTGGTACAACTCCATTCTTTACATCTGATGGTTACAAATGGAAGTTCATGTATACTATTCCTGTATCATTAAGGAATAAGTTCTTATCTGCAACTTATATGCCTGTAACTACAGCATTAAACTCAAACTTCTATTCTAATGGTGATATAAACAAGATAATCGTTCAAAGCGGTGGTAAAGGTTATAATCCTGCAACAACAACAGCTGTTGTTACTGGTAATGGTTACTTAGAAGGAAATCCTTATGTATTAACTGGAGTAACAATAGCTGATGCTGGCTCAGGTTATACGGGTGGAATTACACTTACAGTTTCGCCTCCATTTGAATCTTATATTACATGGTCAGCTAATCTAGCTGTACCCGTTGGAAGCTATATAAAATATACAAACCTTGGTGTAGATAACTTTTACTATGTAGTTTCAGGTACACAATTAGGTTCATCTGGTCCAGTTCATACTGATGATGCAGTACGAGCAAACGGATCATGTCAACTTAAATATGTTGGTACAACTGCTACGGCTGGTGCAACGCTTTCTGGAGATCATGTTGATACTGCAGCATTAGTTGGAGCGGGATATGGTTATCAAGGAACTCCAGCGGCTAGTATCACAGTAAGCGCTCCAGTTCCAGCTGATGCAACATGGACAGCATCAACACTCATGGTGAAAGATAAAGTTATTAAATCTGGTACACGCTACTATCAAGTTACAGTGCAAGGTGTTTCAGGCACATCTGCACCTACTCATACGTCTGGTGCTATGATGAATGGTGCAGCAGAGTTAACATTCGTTGCAAAAGATGCAATCATTGTACCTACTCAAACAAAGACAGAAGCACAAATATCTTTAGCCAATTTTATTACCCCCGGCGTGACAAGTGTATATACTAACTTAATGACTTATCATGGTACAAAATATACAGAGATCCCATCTGTTACGTTCTCAGCTCCACCTAGCGGCACTACAGCTATAGGTGTTATCGACGCATTATCAAATAATGGTGTATACATCATACGTATGACAGAAGTTGGATCTGGATATGCTTCAGCTCCAACAGTAACTATAACTAGTCCAGTTAAAACGTTTAATGCTGCCACTGATGTTAATGGTACATTAGAGTACATCACATATAATGGACACAAACTAGTAACTGGCGATGCAGTAGTCTATACAAATGGTGGTGGAACTTCTGTAGGTGGATTAACTACTACTCATACGTACTATGTCATCAAGATTGATGCAAATAATATCCAACTAGCAGACTCGCTATTGCATGCTCAAGCTGGAACTCCTCTTAATATCTCGGCTGGTGTAGGTTCTGCTCATAAGCTTACTATGGTATCAGGAGCTGCAACTGCCACCGCAGTATTAGGCACAGGTGGAGAGATCTTTGGTTGCAGTATTGTAAATGGTGGTGTAGGTTACTCAATAGCTAACATAACTATCGTTGATACATCAGGATCTGGCTCAGGCGCAGAACTAGATGTAGATTTTAGTACAGGTAATGTCAATACGCTTCAAGCAAACGTAGAACTGCTTGCAATTCCAGGAACTATCGAAGCAATTAAAGTTGTAACTCCTGGATCTGGTTATGGTGCAGCTACTGTTAATATCTTAGGAGATGGTACTGGAGCCACAGCTGAGGCAGTATGTTCTGGTGGTAAAGTCGTTGCAATAAACATAACAAATCCTGGTAGAGATTATAGTTGGACAGATGTTCAAATTATAGGCAATAATGGCAATGATGGTACGGCATCTGTAAGAGCAATCATGTCTCCATTAGGCGGTCATGGTTCAAACGCTATCGATGAGTTAAATGCTAACTCTTTAGCTTTCTATACATCTATCTCAAAAGACAAGAACCAAGGTATTGAGATCAACAACGACTATCGTAAGGTAGGTTTAGTACGTAACTTTAAAAAACATGGCCAAAACGTTAAGTTTACTGATGACGTTGGTTCTGGATGTGTATTAGTAACTGCGCAGTTTGATAAAACCAAGCTGCAGCATGATATGTTACTATTAAAAGATGGCTATAAGAAGTATCGTGTAGTTGATTTTAATGATACCCAAATCTTACTTTCAGTGTTTAATAACTTTAGTGTAAACATTGGAGATCTTTTAGTTACAGACCCGACAGATGGTGGTTTAACTACTCCTACAATTCCTTCACAAAACATCGTGGTAACAAGCGTGACCGAAAGGACTATTGACCAGTTCTCGGGTGACTTCTTGATGTTCTCAGTAAGAGAACCATATTCACCTACAGCTGAACAAATTATTACAGTAAGAACCGTTTTAACCGTATAAATATATAAAATAATTGGAAGACTCTAAACATGGCAATTAACTTCAATATCAGTCCTTACTATGATGACTTCGATGAGACCAAGAACTATCATCGAATCTTATTTAAACCAGGATATGCTGTTCAAGCCCGTGAACTAACACAGCTCCAGACAGAACTATCAGACCAAATCAATAAGTTTGGTAAGAACATATTTGTCAATGGATCATTGGTGTTAGGTGGTAATAGACTCTTCGAGAATACTCTTCTTTCAATTAAACTCAATTCATCTTATCTTGGATCTACAGTTGATATTACTAAGTTTGTCGGTAAGACTATCATTGGTAATACTACAGGAACACAAGCTGTCGTTAAGTCTGTGGCTGACATCGATTCAGATGGTAACCCAAAAACACTATTAGTTAAGATCACTTCAGGCACAGCGTTTGATCTTGGAGAAACGATCTATACTTCTGGTACTGCATACTATGCAACTATCCAAAGTTCAGGTGCATTCAACTCAGCAATGAACTTCTCTATTGATTCTGGTGTATTCTTTGTGGATGGCAAGTTTATCTACCTTGAAGCACAAAGTATCCCAGTTGCCAAGTATGATAACACAACTTCACACAGTATCGGTCTTGTATTAAACGAAGAGATCACTACTACAGATTCTGCAGATGGCGAATCATTATTTGATCGTGCACAAGAATCACCAAACTATGCAGCTCCTGGCGCAGACAGATATAAAGCATACTTAACTCTTGAGATTCGAAACATTATTGTTGGTGCAACAGGCCCAGCGGCAAGCACTAACTTTATAGAGATTGCACGAGTAGAGAATGGTGTATTAGTTACTAATAAGACCACAACAGTGTACTCTGAGATTGGCAAAGAGATGGCTCGTAGGACATCTGATGAATCAGGTGACTATACAGTTAAAGCATGGCCTATCCATATTACAGATGACGTTGCTGGTGCATCTGGTGCATTTACAGTATCATTAGATCCAGGTAAAGCATACGTCAAAGGCTTTGAATATGAAACTATATCTCAAACGTTCTTAACATTGGATCGTGCTAGAGAAACAGATCAAGCAAAATTAGTTTCTACTGATTTAACATATGGTAACTATGCATTAGTTGATACATTAAAGGGTTCATTTAAAACCAATACTACAGATCATACTAGCTATACTGCTGTAGAGTTACATAACGTTCCACATGGAAGTGTAACAGGAGCAGGATCAGTAATTGGTACAGCTCGCGTTAGGTTTTTAAGTTATGATTCAGGAGTAATCGGTACAGCTGGCGCAACTGGCGTTACTGCTGTTTATAAGATGTACCTATATGACATCGTAATTAATTCTGGAAAATACTTATACAACGCTGAGTCTATAGTTGTTAGATCTGGTTCATCTGTTCTTGCTGGTGCTAATATTACAACACTAAGTAAAGCTGGTGGAGTAGCTGGTCCTACCGGTGATGCTGTTGCCGGTGCTTCAGGCGCTATGTACTTATCAGGTGCTGATAGTCCAGGTTTAGTGTTTCCAATGCCAAATCAATTCATAAAAACTATTAGAGATAATAGTGCTCCACCATTATCAGAAACAGAATACACTTTCCAACGGGTATATTCTGTTACATTTGGATCAGGTGGCGGTGGTTTAGCTAGTATTACAAATAGTAATCCACTTGAAAGATTCCAAGGTAGTGGTACTTTATCAGATCTTGAAAAAGCTGAATACTATCATTTCGTAATTACAGGAACTACTAGTGTAGGATATAATGTAGGTGATGTAGTTAACTGGCATGGTCTAGAATCAAGGATAGTAACTGTTGATACACCAGCTAGTGATAGTTCTGGTCAAACTATTCACTTTGATATAGGTGATAGCGGCTTTGCAGGAACTTTAGATATTACTGTTACGATTAATGCTAGAAAACAAATAGAAAAAACAAAATCTTTATCAGGTTATAAGATAGCTATCTTAGGTTCTGGATCTAGTGGTGGTTTAAATACTACACAAGGTGGTTCAGATACATTAGGAGCTTCTGATATTGAAAATATCTATGGAGTTTATAACACAGGATCTACACTTCCAAGCGGAGTTACTATTAATGCGGGCACTGGTGTACTTGCATGGAGTGGAGTATCACATACAGATGTGACATCTCGTTATACTCTTGATAACGGACAGCGCGCTGAGAAGTATGATCATGGAGCTATCGTATTAAATGGTACAGCGCCGACTGCTACAAACTACTTATTAGTTGTATATAGAAACTATAAACATGATGGTGGTCTTGGTTATGGATACTTATCAGTTGATTCTTATGGTAGCGTACCTTATGGAAGCATCCCATCATTTACTGATCCAGCAACAGGTGTTACATACACTCTAAGAGACTGTGTTGACTTTAGACCAAGACGTTCTGATATTGATCTAACTACTATTAACTGGACAACTATTACTACAAAATCTTTAGCTGCAGCAACTACTGCAGTTGAGTTTGAACAGATTGCTTCACCAGTAAGTAATATGATCTCAACTTATCAATACTACTTAGGTCGTATCGACAAGATCATCGCTACTGCAGATAAATCATTTACTATTAAGAAGGGTAATCCTTCACTATACCCACAACCACCGATTGATGAATCAAATGGTATGACGATATTTGCTATCATCATCCCACCATACACAGCAAACGTACGTGATATCTCAGTTAAATACTTTGATAACCGTAGATACACAATGCGTGATATCGGTAGACTTGAAAAACGTATAGCAAACTTAGAGTACTATACTCAACTATCATTGCTTGAAAAACAAGCTAAGGATACATCAGTAGCTGACGCTAATACTAAAGAGAAGTTTAAGAACGGCTTTGCTACAGACCCATTTACATCAGCTGACATCTTTAATGCTAGCACCTGGGCCACACGCCGTTGGGGTTGGTGGAATGCATGGTTCAATGGTTCAAATACATGGAACGTATCATCTACAAACTACAATGCAAACTCATTAGCTGATGCATCTAATATTGATTTCCATGCAGCTATTGATCCATTAAACCAAGAGCTAAGAGCTCCATTCACTGTTGAGTTTGACCAATTTGATGTTGGTGCATTAACAAACACAGAAAGAAACGGTGATCTAATTACATTATCATACACTGAGACACCAGCTATCGTACAACCATTGGCATCTCAATATATTAATGTTAACCCATTTAATGTCATTCGATTCATTGGTACTATCAGACTTGAACCATCCTTTGATACATGGATCGATACAACATACTTGCCAGATACAAACTTAGTTGTTGATTCTGTAGTTCCAGGTGTGATGGAACAAGACGTTCGTATTGATAATAATGCTACACGATTCCACTCAGAAGCAGGCGGCCATCCATGGCATGTTGCAAGTACAACTGTGACATTTGGTACAAACGTACTTGGTACATCTACTGCAACATTGGGTACAACAGTCGTTGACGTTCAAATGGTTCCATTCATCAGAGCAAGTAAAGTTCTTGGTATTGGTAAACTATTTAAACCTAAAGCTAAACTATACCCATTCGTTGAGAATACATCAATCACATCATATGTTAAACCATTAACTGTGTTAGAAGTTAGCACACTTGTTGGTACAGGATTTGATGACAGACAAGGTGTATATGAAGGATTAACATTCCATACTACATCTCCAACTGGCACAGCTACAGGAGTAACTGCTAATGTTGCTATATTCTCTCAAGCTACAACTGCAGACCCAACAAAATACCTATTAACTATCAGTGGTGAGTCAGGTTCTGTATCATCATACACTGGCAAATATGTAGTTGGTTCTAAGAGTGGCACTACAGCATTAATTACAGCTGTGCATACATATAGTCTTGGTGGTGATTTGATCCCAGATGAATACGGTAATCTTGGATTTGAGTTTGATATCCCAGCTAATACGTTCAAGACTGGTGAAAGAACTATCCGTCTAATTGACAACTCAGCTAACAACGTTCAACTAGAAGAGTCAATCGGAGAAGCTAAGTATACTGCTATAGGCGAGATCCAAACTAAGCAAAGAACTATATTAACAACACGTTTAATCCAAAATACAAAGACTACAACAGAAGTTGGTTTCTATGATCCTATTGCAGAATCATTCGTTATCTATGAGAATGATTTCCCATTAGGTCTACACTTATCTTCAGTTGATATCTACTTTAAATCTAAATCTAATACTGTTCCAGTTGAGATGCAGATTAGAAACAACGTTAATGGTTATCCAGAATCTGTGCCAACTATACCGTTCTCATCAGTACAACTAAAAGCTTCTGATGTTAATGTTTCAGAAGATGCGTCTGTGGCAACTAAGTTTGTGTTTGATAACCCAATCCATCTTGCTCCTGGTGATTACTCAATCGTATTACTTACTAATACACAAGAGTATCAAGTATATGTAGCAAACATTGGTGATAGCATACCATCTACGTATGCTGTAAATCCTGGTGGTAAGATCGATAAACAACCATACATTGGTTCATTGTTTAAATCGCAAAATGCTTCTACATGGGAACCAGATCAAAATAAAGATCTTAAGTTCACATTGAATAGATGTGTGTTTAGTTCATCTACTGGATATGCTGAGTTTGATATTCAAGATCCAGATGCTTTAAGAAACTATCATACATTACAAGCAAATGTGTCTTCTATCTTACCAACTGGTACATCAATCAAGTGGTCTGCAAGAACATACTATGGTGGTTCATCATACGATTCTGATTGGGTTCCAATTAACATGAACCAAGATATTAACTATGACACTATCAGAGCTATTGATGCTGCAGCAGGACATGCTAATAATACATTAAGGTTGCGTGCTGAGATGTCTCTTGATCCAACAGTTGCGACTAAGTATGAAGTATCTCCAACTATTGATGCTGCAACAGTAGCTGCTATAACAGCACTCAATGATATTAACAATAATGCAAGTACAGAAGCTAGCGTTACTGTTGGTGGATCTGCTACAGCTAAGTATATCAGTAAGGTAGTTAACCTTGCTTCTGGATTCGAAGCATCTAATATCTGCGTAACAGTTGATATTAATAAACCTACTGGTACTGATGTTAAAGTTTATTATAGAACTTTACCTGCTGAAAAGAATACTCCAATAACTAATGAAACTTGGGTATTAATGAACTTAGAAAGCACAGTAGCTAACTCTACATCAAGCTTTGACTTTAAAGAACACAGATACTTCCCGCCTGGAGCGATCATTAATAGTATACCCCAAGATAACCCAATATCACCAAGGTTTAACTCATTCCAGATCAAGATAGTAATGTTATCATCTTATGCTGCAAATACTCCAAGACTAAGAGATCTTAGAGTGATTGCATTGGATAGTTAATATGAAGATACCTGTAGAAAAAGATACTCTTGTAAGAGACACCAATACTGGTGCTATCTTGGAAACAGATATATCAAAGTTAGAAAAGCACCGTGCTATGCAAGCAGCAATACGGGACAAAGAAAATAAGATAGATGTTCTTATAGATAAAATAAATAGACTAGAAACGATTATCGACGGGATGACAAATGGCAAGTATAACTTATAGATTAGGTGCCTCTGGCGCAACAGGAGTTAAGAACTCTGCACTTACAAATGCAGAGATCGATACTAACTTCTATAACTTAAATGCTGACGTCCAGACACGCGTATTAACTACAGACTATGAAGACAGCGATGTATTAGCAAAGATTAAAAACGTAGATGGTTCTGGTTCAGGTTTGGATGCTGATCTATTAGATGGTTTAAATACGTCTAGCTCAGATCAATCTGGTAACAGTGTAGTTACACGATCATCTGGTAGTTTCTCAGCTAATGTCATCACAGCTAACTTAGTTAATGCTGGAGTTTATCTAGGTCCATCACAAAACATTACGTTTGAAGGACCAACAGATAACACATATGAGACTGTATTAACAGTTAATGACCCTACCGCAGATAGAACTATAGCTTTGCCTGATGTATCAGGTACAGTTGTAACTACTGGTGATACTGGTACAGTTACAAACACAATGCTTTCAGGTTCAATAGCTAACTCTAAGTTAGTAAATAGTTCTATCAGCATCGACGGCAACTCTGTATCATTGGGAGGTTCATTAAGTTTAGGTTTAGGTTCACAGTCTGGTACAAATATATGGACTGGACAACAAACATTTAGAGATAATAAGTTTGCTATTACAGATGATGTTGATACTACAAAAGTTTTAAACTTCCAAGTATCTAACGTTGGGTCTGGTACAACTAAGACTCTTACAGCACCAAATGCAAATGGTACTATAGCAACACAAGAATATGTTCAAACACCTATTGTATATGGTGCAACTGGATCAACTGGTCCAAATATTGGACAGAATTCACAGGGAATTAAATACATATCTACTAGTATTCCTGGAGCAACCGGTGGTGCTGGCGATATTTGGTATAGGATATAATATAACATGGCAATATTTGAAAAAGATGGTACTGGTACATGGCAAGTAGCAAAACAAGTATTCCTTAAAGGTGCAACAGGTTGGTATGAACCAGCCGAGATCTATGTTAAAAATACTGCTACGACATGGAAAACTGTACATAAAATGATTCATATAACTGGAGCTACTGGATCTTATGTAGCTGATGTTAACTTATATACACTTGTGGGATCTCCTACAGGTAACATAGGTTTATATGCATATATTGATGCAGGGATTACTATAGGATCATCAAGTAACACGACTCCAGCATTAACTATATCAGGATTTGCTGCTGGAGCTGTGATAACTATTGAAAATAATGGTACGATATATGGTGCTGGTGGTACTGGTGGAGCTGGATACGATAATAATAATGGTATAGACGGTCAACCTGGAACACAAGGTGGAACGGCCATTAAAACTACGAACTCTGTTTATATAAAAAATAATGGAACTATCGCAGGCGGAGGTGGTGGCGGTGGAGGCGGTGGATATCACTACTTTTCAGTTCCAAGCGGAAAATCTTCTATCACTTATCTTACCACAGGAGGTGGCGGAGGTGGCGGTGGTGGATATTATGGTGGTACTGCCGGTGCAGGAGGCGTGGGCGGAGATTATGATGGCTCTGCGGGTAATACTGGCGGCACTCCTAATGGCGGCGGTGGTGGTATAGGCGGAAATGACGGCAGCACTGATACAAATCATTATGGCCCTACTGGCGGCGGTGGAGGTTCTGTTGGAAATGCAGGTGCTGCTGGTGGAGGTGGAGATAGCGGAGTATCAGGTGCAGGTGGTGCAGCTGGTTACTACATCGAAGGCAAAAGTTTAGCTACATGGACAGGTGCTAGTGGCATTGGAAATTCAATTTAGAGGAAAAAATAATGGCAATACTTAATATTAAAGTAGTTGATGCAACTGATGATACTATTTCTATAAAATTTAATACTGAAAATAGTGCTAAACCTATAGATGAATATGACGCTTTAGTCTATCATCCTAAAAAAATGGGGTATACTAGCATTGAAGAATTTTTTACAGCTATGAAACATCCTTTATTGCAAGCTGCAATCCAAAGAGATAATAAAGAAAGAGCTGAAAATGTTGAGATGGATTTAAGCGCATGGATTGGTCATGAATCAAGTCATGCATTTACTATGGTAAACGCTCATAATGCTAGTTTAGTAACTAATGAAGCGATACAAAATCCTGAAGTATCATTAGATGGATCAACAACACCAATAACACCTGAAGAGACAAACGTGTGATAAACAACGATGTGAATTGCGGTGGTTTTATCTACTGTAGTACACATTGGGGACCTCACGAAAGTAAGCAGTTTCATAATACAGGAGCTGGATTATGGCATCAATATACATATTTAATTGATGGTCAGCTTGAGATAGAATTTAGAGATGATCCTAATGGTGAAGTACTTAAGAAGATAGACACAAGGGATTTTAATCATGACGGTAGTGACGATGATGAAAGACTGATAGATCATCTATTATTACCTAAACATGAAACTATTATTACTAAGGCTGAAGGCACAACGGTCATGTTTTTTAATCCATTTGATGTTACAAGATTGCTTAATGTAAAGATACTAAGAGAAGGTACACATCAAGTAGTAGCAGAAAATAGGAGAGTTGTTATCATCTGCATAGTAAAAGAGGCTTATGCAAATGGTAATAAGATGATCGCTATGCAGTTTGCCACAATATGGCAAGATAAAAGCGCAGAGCTAGTTATACCAAAAGATGGAGTATGTGCTATAGTAAAATACTCTGATAACGCAGATCAAATATTAGAATATATGTACAAATAACCGGGAATAAAAATGGCAAGCATAACATTAAGAACAGATAAAGGATCACCTCTCACGATTGCAGAGGTAGATGCTAACTTTAGTAACTTAAATATAGATATAGGTACAAGACTACCTTCATCTACATATACTGCTGCCGACATCTTAACTAAGCTTAAGACTGTTACAAAACCAGCAGATACATCTGGTTTAAATTCAGACACAGTTGGTGGTTTATATCCATACTGGACAAACCAACCATACTCAATCGTAGCACGAGATTCTAATGGATCTTTTGCTGCACAAACTATTACTGGTGTATCATTAGTTGGACCATTAACAGGTAACGTAACTGGTAATGTGACTGGTAACTTAACCGGAAATTCTGCTGGTACACACACTGGTCCAGTAACTGGTGATGTAACAGGTCAAACATATGGCGTGCATCATGGTGCAGTGGATGGTAACGTAACTGGTAACTTAACTGGTAATGTTACAGGCAACGTAACTGGTAATTTAACAGGTAATGTTATTGGAAATGTTACTGGTAACGTAACTGGAAACGTGTCAGGTAATGCCGGCACTGTTACTAACGGTGTTTACACAAACGGATCATATGGTAATCCAGCATGGATTACTTCATTAGCTGGCACAAAAGTAACAGCTATACCTAACTCATCACTCGTTAACTCATCTATTACAATAAATGGTAGTACAGTATCTCTTGGAGGTACAGCCACTATCGCTTCAGGTTTTGGTACAGGTCAAACATACTACGATGTAACTGGATCAAGAGATACCGAAACAACATATACAAATTCAACTGGCAATACTATATGGGTTAATGCTACTATCCATTCAGAAACTTATTCTGGTGAAGAAGGCGAAGGTGAAGAGAATGCTGTATATGGTATAGTTGATGGTAACATCATTTGGCAAGAGCGTTTAGAAGATCCATGGTGGGGACAAAAACATGTATCTAACCTTAACTTCTTTGTACCTCCTGGTAAAACATATCGTATTGAGTTCCACCACTATGAACCAGGCGATGTTGGTCATCAAGAATATACTATCACTGTACAAAAATGGGTAGAGTTTAAATAACATGGCAGCTATAACTAATTTTTATATCGATACAGGTTCTAACTTTGGTGCAGTCATTACTGTTAAAGGTTCTGATGGGCTTCCATTACGATTGACAGGATTTACTGTTGAATCATACATTCGTAAGTCATATGCATCAAGAACTCACATAGATTTTCATGCACAAGTTTATTCAGAGGTTGGTGGGCAGATTAGAGTATCATTGTCTAACACTGATACGAATGCCATTAAACCTGGCAGATATATGTACGACATTGAGATAACTCAAACTTCGACTGGTGAGAAGCTAAGAGTTTCTGAGGGAATTATTATATTCACCCCACAAATAACAAAACCAGATCCAGTTTAGGAAAGTAATATGGCACTAGGAGATGTTTACGCAGAAGTCACCG